GCACCTTCTAAACCAAGAACTTTATCTAACCTTGTCTTTATTTGTTCATAAGACTTAAAATTCTTTGCATCATGGAAGTCTTTTAATGAATACTCTTTCTTCCACAATTCTTCTAGTTTAGTATCATCACCTTCAAACAATGCTACTGGTGAATCAAATTCAGATTTATCATAGTTACGATAATTCTCAACATTGCGAATCTTCAATTTGAAGTTTGCACCTTCCCAAAGATCAAATGGATTAATTGGCTTCTCATCAGGAAATTCAGGATCCATTGCTTCAGTAATCTTATCAAAGATTTTCTTACCAAATTTGAATATCTTAATTTGACCTTCATTCTCTTTGTTACTTGGATCGGAAACAATATAAACATTAGCATAATAACTTAACTTGCGTTTTTGATTCCGTGCAATGTTTTTGTTTGCATCAATACCAGAATTCCATAGTGTTGAATTATGTTCACACACTGGACACTTACCATTGTTGATTGTAGTTAAACAATTATCAATCAACCATCCACCTGGTCCTTGAAAACCATGATTGAATACTCGTACCCATGGAAGACCATCATCACCATCTACTGCAGGTGCAGGAAGAAACCGAATGATTGCCATACCGTTTCCTGCTTTATCTACTGATGGTTGCCACATTCTAGGATCATCTCTTGATCCTGCTTCGGCAGTTTGATTTGTTGTTGTTGCTTCGATTGCTTTGGTCAATTTGTCGAAACTATTTTGACCACGTTTTAAATTTGCGAATGAACTCATTTTTTACCTCGTATGTAATTGTATGTTAATATAACGTCTTATCCACATGATTCATAATATAATAGTATTTAGTCATGCGAATTCCTTCAATAATATAGATTTCATTTTATCACATTCAAAGTGAATAAACGGCAAATATTTTAAACATTTCCGATTGAATTCTGGCCAACGAATAGTATCAGTAATTCGTTTAGACCACATCGGAAAGAAATTCATTAGAGAATTCATAATACATAGTGTCTCTAATTGAATATCTTTTTGAAGAGTCATTGTTAATAACTTTGGATAGTCTCCATCAGTCTTAAACAATTCGTTTGTATTCTCACAATTCTCTCTAATGTATTTGCAATCATTAGTAAAAGTGTAAGTCAATGCTTGGATTATTTTCATTCGTTCTCTATGACGTACCATAGCATCTTCTTCAAATAACTTACCAACCCACATGTTTTCTTCACATAAAAAATTAGATATAAGAAATTCTATACAATCCTCTTTCTCATTTCTACGTGATAACTTGTAAAAATAATATTTGTCTTTACGGTTCTCAAATGATTCAATAGTTATTCTAGATTTACCTTGATACTTAAAGTAATCATATGAATCGGTTGAGAAATGTAATTTAAGAGAATTATATAAACAGAAAACTTCATAACCTGTCATAATAATTAAAAAGGTAATCGTGCTGATTTAGGCAATAGATTATGGTCTTGTGCATCCATCTCAATCTTTTCTTTGAGACTATGGTTTACCAATGTTGCAGCAACCTCTACTTCAAGACCTGTTGTATTACAGTATTCAACTATTGCTTCATAATATGTATAGTTGGTATCTGCAACAATCTTCTCAATTGCCTTAGCAAATTCTTTCATTTCCTCTTTGGTTGCCATTACTTTACAATCGTTTGATATAAAGATTCAAATTGTTCATGCACAGCAACTTCTTCATCATAATTTTGTTTATGATAAACTTTTACCATACGGTTAACAATTTTCTTGGGTAGATTTAATTGACTACAGATATCTGCAACTGCATTTTTAATTAAATCCTTTTCACCTTCCATACGTGTCATTGATCCAGAACACTCACGTAATACACCAAGTAATTTCTGTTGGTCTGCTGGATTACTAATCATATTAATACTCAACTGTGTAACTGCCATAATATACTCTCCTTTATTTTTTCATTGCATAGGTAATACAAATTGCATCTGGTGTCGTTGTATATGCACACTTAACTGAAAGTGGATCTACACCTTTTGAAATTGCTTGTTCAATATTCTTTGACATCAAGTTTCTATCATTAATCATGTATAATGTTACTGCTACTACTGCAGTGAAAATCATACCAAACATTGTTGCTGAAAACCAATCCATATCTTTAATCATAATTTTATCTCCTTTGTTAAATCATTCAAATCACTCTGCTTCTTATAAAAAATGTGTCTACCTATCTTTGTAGTCTTAGGTAAGTTCCAACCTGGATTTACATAATCTGCATGATAGTATGTTGCACCTTCAGTCACATCATCTATAAATTCAT